TTAAAGACTCATCTATCAGATGATTCAAACTCTGGAATATTTTAGGGACAAAAAAAGAAGGCCGGTCCCCGTAGGGACCGACCTCCTGTTTGCCTCGCGCTATGGGTTACTTAGACCCACGACCAAACTCTGTAGCTGATGGGTCTAGCCACTTGAGTAGTGGACCAGCAAAACCAGTCAATGCTGCCATTGCTAGTGTCTTAAGGTCCGTCTCACCAACAAGGTAAAGCGCAATCGCAGCAGATGCTGCAGCACGGAACCAAGTAAGTGCGAGTTGTTTGAATTGCTCCATTATATCCTCCTAGGGGATTAGGGTTTTGTACCGTGCAACTTGCAACAGGTACAAACTTCGGTCTTGTATGCCTTCTTAGCAGGCACTGGTGTTACCTTTGCGATAACTTGACTAATGATCTTTGGTTGGTTTAACCACCAGAACCAAGGTGATGTGTCTTTGCCCATACCATCATTGATAGATATATGCAGGTGCTTATTGTGTGGATTGCTACCACTGTAAACTCTGTTGCCTTGCTTAGCCTTTTCTACAGACCAGATCTTTCCCTTGAATATCAGGTACTTAACTCTCTTGTCTTCCTTTAGCTTCTCAAAGATATCAGCGCAATCAATCCCATTCTTAGGATCATCTGTTAGGTCTACTGCATAACCTGTGTTGTGGTCTGAACTAGGATTCTGAACCTGGTGTGCTGCCGATGGTAGTAACCCATCTGAGGCTTTCTTCCGAGAAGGTGATATCGCTGTGGCTTGTCGAAGGACAGCAATAGCGGCAGGCGTGGCTCGTTTCACAACAGGTTTCATTATTCTCCATCTTTCTTTTCCTTTGGCTTAGACTTCAATCCGTTCCCTGCAAGTACGCCAGCAAGAGAACCAGTAAGAAACACACACAAGGTACTAACAAGGTCAATAAATGCAGCATCGTTGGGTGCCTGATCTCCTAGTGGTTGTGTAATAAATAGCAGCGCATAGAGCAATGCAAAGACAGAACCAGCAAACACAATCGCTAGTATGATTCCGATAGTTACAATCAGTCTTGCGTGTAAGTCTTCTGGACTTAACTTATTTCTTTGGCTCATCTAATACTCCTGGCAAAGTGTCTTTGGTACAGGTACCAGTAGGGATACATTGAGGCGGGTTACACTCAGGCTTCTTCCAGTTTTCAAACTCTTGGCAAGGGTATCTAACCCAGCCTTGGTAACCGCAACCGCTAAGAGTTATTGCGAGCAAGAAGGATGCGATAAATCTCTTCAACCTGTCGCTCCAATCTTGCTACTGAATCCTTAACACTTGAACCACCATTAGGTTTGAGTTCATTGAGGTAGTGCTTAACCATCCAGCGAACTGCACCAACAAAGCCACCAACGATTGTCATTACTGCAACAGCTAAGGTTGCGTAGTCTTGTGCCTGCATTAGACCGTCCTAATGGTTACTAAGAGCAAGCCACCATAACCAGTGAATCGCTTATCTGAAGGGGTAGCATTTCTGAAGTCAAGCTCTTCGATAAGTCCGATGTAGGACTCACCAGTTCTAAAGTCTTCAACGCGGATAGTGTCACCTACGTTTTCAATAGATTCCAACTGGACCATACGGTCATAGGCAGAACCCTCAAAGCCAACCTCAACTCCGAAGTGATCTGATTCGTGGTCAAAGCAAGACAGTGGATACTGGATGAGTCGCTGACGTGGGATAGCAGGAAGAGCCTTGACTTGGTAGCCAGTAAATAGAGGTCCCTTAGATGTATCAGTAGTCGAACGAGTCAGCGTGAACTGGAAGCCTAAGTATTCCTGTGATGCTTGAGGGTAGTTAATGTTAATTTCTGGAACGATTGCCTCTTGTGCAAAGGTACCGATGCGATAGTAGTTATCGGCATAGTCAATGGAGTCAATGTTTAGACCACCATTGGTAGTATCAATACGAGCCTGCATCAACTTAAAGATCTTAAGTTCTAGCGTGTTGTAGCGAATGTATCCTGTACGCAGGTAGCCGCTTGCTACTAACTGTGTTGTAGATTCTGCCCAAGTATTATTGCCATTTGTAAATGCAGCTCTGTCTGAGTTACCAAAGAAAGCAACTTGATCTGCAGTAGTTGTAGTACCTGTTGCAATCAAGTCCCAAGCCCAAGGGAAGAACAAAGAGTTTCCAAGGACAAGGGTTGATAGGTCTACACGAACAAGTCCTGCTTCCCCATCTACCTTTGATGATAGGTAGGCAAAGTTGTCACGGAAGGCTATGTTATTACAAGGTGCATCCTTGAATAGAAGTGGTCCATACTGCACATCTCCTGTGGCATCTGCGATGCCCACTCTAACGCCTAGGCTTGTTGCAAGGACTGCGTACACACCAAGGTATACATCAAAGTCATTGATGCGTTCACCCTCTGGCATATCAATAATAACTGTAGGCACACTCAGGGTTGGGAAACCTAGAGTGTTAGGTACTGCTGCATCTAAAGTAATCTTAAAGACAGAAGATGATGTTCCGTTTGGATCATAACCTGATACATAGATAGCCTGTGGACCTTCAGCGATAGATGACCAGACCCAGTTAGTGTTAGGGTGTGTGTACAAAGCTGTAGGTAGGGCAGCAGAACCAGTAGCGTTAGCGTTGAGTTCATATAACACATTGCCAATAGCCAAGATCAAGCGCTGTTTGACAAAGCGAATGGTCGCTCTGGCAACTCCTGGAGTATTGTAAATCTCAGCATCTGCTGGAGTTGCACCTACTGAACCCTTGTGTACCTTAGTGCTATTGATAAAGTAATAGTTAGAGCCATCAGTTGTAAGGCTATAAATAGTCGAAGGCGTACCAGCCTGAGAGATAGTCGTATTGGTACCACCAGTTGTAATCTTCTTTAACGCACTGCCATCTGTTACAAAGATACAATCATTAGTGCCATCATTAAGACCAATTAGTTGAGCAGGTGCAGCGCCTGCATAGAAACTGGCTGTATCATTAAGCAAGGTAGCCTGGCCTCTAGTCCAGACATCTACACCCTTTGACTCTGTGTACTGGAAGCGTAGTGACTCTTCTTGGATAGGTTCAAAGAACTTGATACCTGCGCCAAGGTGGAAAGATGATTGGCTACGTAGCCACCAACCAGTCAGCGTCTGCTCACCAGGCTCACGGCTCTGGTCAATCTGTTGCTTGCGATACTGCGCTGTGACACGACGATAGGGTGCATCATCAGAGTTGAACAGGAAAAACGGTAAGCCACCAATGGCTACGTCGTATGCTTCGCCTGTTCCTGAATAGTTAGTAGATCCCGCAGGATTGGAAAGTACGTAAGGTATTCCCTCTGTGATGTCGTCGCCGTATGGCATCTATTCTCCTTTGATTTTGTGGCACAAAAATATGAGCAGTTTAGCCACGTGCTCAGGTGGTAATTCCAGTGCCACTTATGAAAGTAGTAACTTAGCCTCGTCTTCAGTGATACCCAACTTGGCAAGCAACGCAGACTTTTCGTGTGCCTTTGCTGCTTCGGCTTGTGCTTGGGCTGCTTCTGATGCTTGATCTGCATTCCATTGTGCTAGTTCTTGCGCGTTCATTTCGCGTTCAATAACTTCGCCTGTTTCGACATTGTGAATAATTACTGTTGGTTTTGTCATTTAATTAACTCCATAGATATAGACGGTTCCACCTGAAAATTCATACGTTCCAAAAAAAGTAATTGAAGTAATTGCTGCGCTGCAATCATAAACAAAAACATTTGTTAAAGAGTTTTGTCGAAAAGCAGCATTATTATATCCAGTCGAATAGGATGTTCCTGTAACTTGATCTGTTGAGGTATAGCGATTTATGGTAATAGCACCATTGACTTTATTGATTAAAGTATTTGTGCTACCGCCTTTTCTTACTATTTGTACGCTAGTGCCGCCGCCATTGTCATTGCCATAGAAAACCGCGTTATCCATACCAAATGAACCTGACGAATAATTTCCACCAGTGTCACCATTTAGTCTTATATTGACATCTCCACCAGATGTAGACATATAAAGATCTTGAAAAACTATGTATAAATTTTTGTACCCACCCGCAATGCTTGAAATGGTTGTACTTGAGCCACCCAAACTAGTTGTAGATAACAGTGTCATACCGCCGCCTGCTGCTGGTGTTGCCCACTTCATACCTGTTGCTGTGCTTGAGTCAGCAGTAAGTACAGTGTCATTGGCACCAACGGCTAGGATTGCAGAGTCATTAGTGGCACTGCCTACTACCAACTCGCCCTTTGCACCAGGTGCAACGGCTGATGAACTTGCTTTAGTAATTGGCATTAGTTTCCTCCAAGGAGTAGTTGTGCTTCTTCTGCTGTGATTCCTAGTTTATCTAGTAGTGCCTGCTTTGCTGCAGCCTTTTGTGCTTCGGCTGCCTCTCGTGCTGCTTCCAGGGCTTTGTCTGCTTCCCATTTTGCAAATTCCTCAGCCGTCATTTCGCGTTCAATTTCTTCGCCTGTTTGAACATTGACAATTTTAATAATTGGATTTGTCATTATGATACTCCGTAAAGTTGAATAGTTCCCGCTGTAAATGTTTCAGCATTAGCCGTTAAAGTAAAATCGTTAATTGCTGAATTTTTAACTAATCCACCAAAACCAGCAAATGATGTAGTTCCGTTGTTGCCACCTGACCAATTAAGACCTTTGTAGTTTGAGTTTGCATAGTCGTTAATTAAAATAGTAAATGACCAAACTGTTTCCATATTACTTGCTGCAATGTTTCCAGTTGCATTTGTAAAAGCAGTTGCACTTGTTCCATAAAAACCATAATTTCTTTGTGTTGTGCTTGTAAATGAAATTTGTGGCATTGCTGCATTTGCCATTGTCATACTTCTAACAACAATAAAAAGATTTTTATAGGTTGACGGAATTGAAGTCAGAGTAACACTAGTTCCAGATAAATTAGTAGTGCTGATTAAAGTCATTCCGCCAGCAGCAGCAGTTGCCCACTTCAACCCTGTAGAAGTTGATGAATCAGCAGTCAGCACCTGATCGTTTGTACCAACAGGTAGAACTGCTGGAGTAGATGCAGCAGTAGCAGACAGTAGTGCGCCCTTGGCGTTGTACTGTCCCTTGCTGATGGCATCTGTCAGTGGTACTAGATCGTTAGCAAAGATCTCAATAACATCTCCAGCTAGTGTGGCATCAACCAGTGTGACAGTTGTGCCGTTAGTTGCTGTGTAGTCATTGCCACGAGATAGCAGTACACCGTTGCGGTATACAGCCTCATAGCCAGCGTCATAGACTAGAGCAACAGAGTTGTCATCTAGTCCACTCAGAACGGTAGTACCAGTGGTAGGTAGCTTAGACCATCTCGTTCTAAGGACTGGCGTTACGCCTATTCTTCCTGTTGCCATTAGTTGCCTCCTAGTAATAGACGTGCTTCGTCCTCAGTAATGCCTAACTTAGATAGCAGTGCTGCTTTGTCTGCAGCCTTTACTGCTTCGGCTGCTGCCAATGCTTCTTTTTCTGCAATGACCGCATTCCATTCCGCAAATTCTTCTGCATTCATTTCGCGTTCGATTTCTTCGCCTGTTGTTGCATTAACAAGTTTGATAATTGGTTTAGTCATTATTTCACTCCATAAATGTAAACTGTTCCACCTTGAAAATTGGCACCACCATCAGTGTCAATTGTGATTGAAGTAATTGCTGCAAAGGCATCACTACTTGCAGTTGCACCAAGTTTGCAAGTCTGTCCCGATGAGTTTAGATAATTGCCAGAATATTCCATTGCGTGTGAAATAGTAGTTCTTGTATAATCATAAATATTAAAAACCCAATTGTTCGAGCTTGTGCTGGCGTCTAAGTTTACGGTTCCAATAAACCTGCCGCCTGCAGTAGTATGTAAGGTTGTTGTAGTTGAATTGACCACATATTGAACTGATCTATAAGTGGAACCATTGATCAATAATCTTAAAGATGTTGCAGCATCAGTGTCTATGTTTTGTATATTTATTTGAAGATTTGTGTAAGCCCCGCTTATGCTTGAAATTGTTGTGCTAGAACCTGAGAGAGTTGTTGTGCTTAACAATGTCATTCCACCACCAGCAGCGGTTGCCCATTTCAAACCAGTTGCGGTTGTTGAGTCGGCTGTGAGCACTGTGTCATTTGCACCCACCGCAAGGCGAGCAGGTGTATCTGCTGCAACAGCAGCGATAAGATCACCTTTGGCATCTACAATGGTGGGCTGAATACCACCATCAATCGAAGGTAAACGTCCAACTGTCATATTATGATAACTCGCTTCCGAAGGCTGAGAATGAGAAAGTAGCAGAAGAGGCATAGACTGTAACTACATCTGTTGCACCAAGAGTTAAGCCAAGCGTCAATGTGTCTGATGCGTTAGCAGGTAGTGATACGTCATATGCGATGTACTGTGCTGCAGCCAATGCAGCACCAGCCACACGTACTGCAATGCGGTATGTGCCAGCAGTTGCTGCTTGGTTAGTTACAACAACTGTAGATACGATTGTCTGTGTTGCTGCAGGTACTGTGTAGAGAGATGTTGCTGTTGTGGCTGCTGGGTTCGATTGACCAAGCACCTTGTAATTTGTTGCCATTTATTTGTTTTCCTTTACTGTAGTGTTTGGTTTCTTACCCACCCATTAGAAGCAGGCTACTGATGGTTCCGCCTGAACCATCTTCTGAGCCTGTTTCAAATGCGTTGAGATCTGCTGAGTTGAGTACGTGCTTTACTGACGCACCTGCAGTATGAGCTATAGCAGAGGTACCTGCTACACCTCTGACGATTGTGAAGGTATCGCCAGAAACTGCTGTGATATAAATAATTTCTTCATTCTGGGTATCCACATCTAGTGCTATACCAAAGGTATCAACGTTACCTGCAGCAAGAGTTACACCGCCTAGCAAGGCAGAACCTGTACCTGTAGCAACGGTCATACTTGTTGCACTGTTTGAGATACTAGATGCAAGTGTAGTCTCAACCGAGATACTGGAGAACTTACGTGTCATTGTCTTTCCTTACTTATCGGGTGTAGTGAATACGGATTGGATACTTGTCTGACAACTTCAGTGCCTCTTCGTTGAGTCGTTGCTGGTATAGAGCAAAGATGTAACGAGATGCAGCAGCACCTGCAGATGATGGCAACTTGCCATCGTTTAGATCGGCCTCAGCACTAGAGAGATTGATTCGTCCAGCGTCAAGATAAGACAGTAGTTTGTATGCGGCTCCAAGGACGACAACATCCTTGCAAGAATCTGGTAGACCAGACACGTCAGCAAAATCATCTGTGTTGGCATCAAGTGTGTTTGGCGTGGCTGTATACCAAACCTGAATAGTACGACCAGGTTGTACGTTCTCATAGATGTTAAGTGTATTGTTTGTGTTGAAGGTAGCAGCGTTTGCCATACCATCTAAGCGCC